AAAGTTTGGAGCTCGTGCCACTACTGCCGCTGGTGTTGCTACAAAAGGTCCAAAAAACCCAGCTCTTATGGCGCTTCTTTTTGCTGGGGCATTATCTGCTCCAGGCGTTATTGAAAGATTTAGCGGAGGTTCAGATGATGGAGTCATTAGTGGTTTAAACCCTGGTAGTAGTGGTCTAGGTCTAGATGCAAGTGTGTCTGGACCTACAGCCTCTTCTAATAGTGTTCCTGCTGGAAGCGCTGCTGTAACTATTGCGTCTACTCAACTAGGGGTTCCTTACTCTTGGGGTGGTGGAAGCAACAGTGGTCCAACAGTTGGTAGGGGTAGTGGGTCAAAAACAGTAGGGTTTGATTGCTCTTCATTTGTTAAATTTGTTATGGCAAAACTTGGCGTAATTTTGCCAAGAACTTCTCAAGAACAACAAAAATGTGGCACTCAAATTGACCCTAAAGACGCTCAACCTGGGGACCTATTATTTTGGGAAAGACCCGCTACTCACGTAGCTATTTATGTAGGTAATGGGCTAATGATTCAAGCTCCTCGCACTGGAGATGTTGTAAAGAAAAGCGCAGTAAACCTCAAGACAGTTACAAGTTGTTCTCGCGTATTGAGCGGAAAAACTGGGACTGCAAGCGTAGGTAACATACTTAACAGCGCTGGTGGATATAAAGGCTCTAGTAACTATGGCGTTGAAGGATTTTCCGCTCAAGTTGAGACTACAGACCTTAGAGGAAACACTCCACAAGATGCGATGTCTGGAGGGGTATCCTCTAGTTCTGGACTTGGGTTAGGTGGAGAAGCCTCTTCAATATACACGCCTACTAGCTCTACTAATGATTCTCATAGATATATGTTCATAAATTCTAAAACTGGTATCCTAGAGGCTAGCGCTGGCGGACAGTCTGTAATTAACTACGGTGGCGTTACCATTCCAATAAACATACCTCAAGGTGCAAAAATTGATGAAAAAGAACTTTCTAAACTTATTGCTAATCAAATAAAAAATATAGGTATTAATGTAAGGATGGCTACAAAATAATGTCAAATATAACAAGTGGTGCCAGTAAAAGAACATCTACTAGGGTGAATACTACTGATGTCCCTATTGTAAAAAAATCAACTCAAAGCCCAATTATTGGCGCTATTACCACCGCTGTTAGTGGAGTTAATAATTTTGTAAGTAACATCAATAATGCAGCTAGTTCAATTCTTCCACAAAAATTTGTTGCCACACAACTTCAAAATTTAATTTCTAAAAAATCTGGAATTAAATGGATAGCGTCTAACCCAACAGCTGCTACAGCACAAGGGTATCCACGTATATTACCAAATAATTTTGACGCCTCTGTGAGAAATCGTAGTAAAAGTTCTAATTTAAATAACACAGGCAGTAAACTTCCATCGTCTACAGATTCGCAACCAATTTCTAAAATTTTAGCTACTCCAGACAAGACTTATAAGTGGAATTTGCCTCCTCACAAGTGGAGTCTACCTGTAGACCCAAGTAGTATTTCAGACACTGTTAAAGCCCCAAATAAAGACCTTCACACAAAACGCAGGGGAGTTATATTTGTTGCTAGAAAATATAACGGAAACACTACGTCTACAAATGCAAAAACAGGTAAAAAAGAGAACACAGGAATTGGAAATTACAATAATAACTACGGTTTTCAATTCTTATGGAACCCAGAAACTTTTAACCAGAGCACGTCTGTTAACTGGGGTATTACGCCTAATCAAAATGATAAAACCGCTTTACTTACTGGCTTAGTTAGCGCAAACTCTACAGTTGATTTTACGCTAAGGCTAGATAGGACTAATGATTTTGCTTGTGCTAAAGCAAATAACTTAACTGAAAGTTTAAATAGTAGTTTAGTTATTGGCGCATTTAATGAGAGTAGGGCTCTTCAACAGTCGTCATTAGATGACTTTGCAAGTTATTATAAGGAAGGAAAAGCCCCTAATAGCGATGTAGATTTTGCAGCTAATATAGATGAAAAACTTAAAGACCTGTTAACTCGTGGAACTGAGGCTGACCTTGAATTCTTATACAGAACTATAAATGGAGATGGATACACTTCAGCTTGGGGCACATCTACTTCAAATATTAGCTTTTTGCTTCCTACAATTATCCGTTTGGATTTAGGGCCACAAAAACTAGTTGGAATGGTGCAAAGTGTAAACGTAGTTCACTTGGCTTTTACAAGAGAAATGATTCCTATTAGAACTGATGTCTCTTTATCTATAGACCTTCGCACTGCTGTCGGACTTACTACAAATAACTTTGGGAACAGTGTTGATGAAGTAAACACTGTTATTGGAAATAAATGATTTATCAAACGTCTAGATATTACACTCAATTAATAGATTACATATCTTTTTTTGATGGTGGTGATAATTATCCAGTTGTATTCTATGAATTTGATGACCCAGGTATAGTTACTTGGACTGAACACGTTTACTATAGTGGAGAACGTTTAGACCAAATTTCTCAACAATATTATTTTCGCCCAGATTTGTGGTGGGTAATTCCAGAATACAACCCTCAAATATCTGACTTTAATAACATTGCTCCTGGAACAATTTTAAGGATTCCTCGTGTTTAATTATTTAAATATAGAGTTTCCCACATTAGATATCCCTTTAAGTAGGGCTGCCAAATTTACCCATACCCACGCTAGATACGAACACGAGTTAATAACTATTTACTTTGGTGACTGGGGGGTATCTTATGACTCCATGACGTCAGGAACTCCAGTAAACGTTACGCTAGCTGGTGTTGGAAGCTCTAGAACTATTAAAGGATACATACATCATATAAACCCAGATATATCTCCAAGTGATAACTACGTTGAAATTACGGTAATAGGTGCCTCTTATTTACTTAAACAACAATCTCAAAAAGTATGGGTAGATGTAACTGCGGACCAAGTAATTGCGGATATTGCTACACGTAACAACTTTTCGTATATAGCTCTTCCTACTAGCCGTGTATATGACCAAATTTCTCAAGCTGGTATGTCTGATTGGGAACTCATGGCAAATTTAGCTAAACAAAACGGGTGTTCATTAAAAGCTGATAATACTACGATTATATTTCAACCTTTAACTCAAGAGTTTACTGACACAAGGCAACAAGCAGCTTTTTACACTATGGGCGGTTTAGAAGGAAAATCTACAGGTATTTATTCATTTAAACCTTTAATTGGGGATTCAATTCCATATAACGACACTAAAAACGCAACGGTTGCAATTAGTGGTGTTGACAGAAACACTGCAACCGACCATGTAAATACTAATCAAAAAGCTTTAAAGACTACCAGAGTTAAATCTGCACCTGTAGTGTTTGATACATATAATACTTCTGTTGTAGCGCCGTCTTTTGAAATTGCTAGATACGAGTCTAATGCCGCGGATGAAATAAATAGATATCCTTACAGAGGAAGCGTAACTATTACTGGGAATCCTACCTTGTTGCCAGATTCTCCAATTTATTTAGATGGTGTTGGTAGCTTTTATTCAGGTTTCTGGACAGTTTTATCTGTAGAAAATTATATTAATAAGGAAATATACACAACAACTTTAGAGATAGGAACTGACTCTTTAGGATTGTCTGCAACATGGACAGATAATAAAGACATATTAGCACCTGAACAGGCTGTTAAACGCATAATAAAACCAGGTCTTAGACAAAAAAATGTTGTAGCTAAAACAGTTTTGAAAAAAACAGGAAAAATTACTCGTAGAAACGCATCTTCTCCTAAATCTTCAGTTAAAAATTTGCCTAAAACTCAAATTAAAGCTGCCCCTACACACCAATGGGTTGGAACATCTGGTAATCTAAAAAAACCACCGTTTGTTGAAAAAAAGATGCCAGCACTCGTATTAAATAAGTTGTTGAGATAATTATGAATAATTTTTTTGGTATATACCGCGGTGTTTGTGTTGACAATGAAGACCCAGAGTCCCTTAATCGTATTAGGTTAAAAGTTCCTCAAGTGCTACATACAAATGTAACTAACTGGGCATACCCCTGTCTTCCAGTAGTTACTAACTCTGAACACCCAGACCATATAGCTCATACAGCTGCACAGGTAGCCGCCTTATTAACTACCCATACAAGCCATAGTGTTTCAATTTCTGGCACTACTTCTAGTGGTGGAGACCCCTCTCACAGCCATACTTTTAGCGCTACTCAAACTTTGGCACACGCAGCTCACTCTGGAACCTCTGGAACGCTAACTCACGCACACGAAGATGTTGAAGACCCGTTAGAAACAAATGGAACTGAGCATACGCCTCATAGAAAAGTTCCTAATATAAGCCAAGGAGTTTGGGTAATGTTTGAAGGCGGAGACCCTAACTTCCCAGTATGGATGGGAGTATATTAATGGAGAGAGCAATAATTCTTCCTTTTTCAGTAGACGAATCAGGCTCAATTCTTTCGTCCAATAACCAAAGTAGAATCTGGCAAAGCCGAGTTATAGCGGCAGTGATGACAGAGCTTGGTGAAAGAGTTTTTAGGCCCCAATATGGGGGAACTATTAACTCAGCTTTGTTTGAAAACGCAGACAGCGCTGATACAGCTATTAGGCAGAGCATCCAAGTTACGTTCTCATCTTTCCTTACAACATTGACTTTAGGGGATATAGCTACTGCTATGGACTCACAACTAGGCACCATAAGCGTTACAATTTACTATAAACTACCAAGCGGAGAAGAAGACCAAGTTTCATTAACAACTGGTCTATTGACCCGTTCTGGCGACGTTATTCAGGAGTATTAATGGCATCTAATTACATACCGCAAGTAGACTACACGTCTAGGGATTATGCGGCTATACGCGATGACTTAATTGCCCTTATCCCTAATTATTTACCTGAGTGGACAACTACAGACCCTTCAGATTTTGGGATTACCCTTATTGAGCTGTTTTCTTATATGGGAGACATGCTTAACTACTATATTGATAGGGCTGCTAACGAAGGGTTTATAAATACTGCTACCCAACGTAGTTCCGTCCTTTCTATAGCTAATATGCTTAATTACACACCAAGCACTGGAACCCCAGCTACGGTTTCGTTAACTTTTCAAAACTCTACGGCCTCAATAATTACTGTTCCAGCTTTGACTGAGGTAGCCACTACAACTACCGTTAATGGTGTTAACACTCAAATTATTTTTGAAACTAATTCTGCAGTTAACGTCCCAGCGGCTGTGGGTGCAATTAAAGGCTCTGTATCTGTAATCGCAACTCAAGGAAGAACTATTGCTGATGAGTATTTAGGAGATTCGGACGGGACCTCATACCAATCATTTACTTTAAGCCAAAATCCTTTAATTTCTAAAACAACAGAGGTATTGGCAAATGATGTAGTTTATACAGAAGTGGACTACTTAATTGATGCTGGGTTTAACGACCCAGTTTACACAGTGTCTACTGATGCTGATGGAATTTCTTATATTAATTTTGGTGATAATATTAGTGGAAGAATTCCTCCAGTAGGCTCTGTAAATGTAACATACAGAGTTGGTGGCGGTGCTTCTGGAAATGTTGGCCCAAATACACTTACTTATCTTCTTACAAATGTAACTGCTGGATTAACAGTTAACAACCAAGCTGCTGCTGCTGGTGGGTCTGACCCAGAATCAACAGACAGTATTAGATACAACACCCCGTTTGCATTAACTGCATTAAACAGAGCAGTTTCTTTATCAGACTATGCTGCTCTAGCTACACAAGTTCCGTCTGTATCTAAAGCTGTAGCTGATGGAACTGTGTATAACAACATAATACTTTATATTGCTCCTTATGGAGACAACAGTATAAAGACTCCTGGACTAGATATTGATGGAGATGCTAACGCTATTTTTGATAATGCTTCTGCAGATGTATTAACATTTTTAACAGATAAAGCTCCAGCAACAACTACAGTTACAGTTCTTCCTCCAGTCTACGTTCCAATAAAAATTTCATTAAATTTGTATATATCTGACCAATATAGGCAAACAAATGTATCTAATGCCGCCTACGCTGTTCTAGAAACAATACTAGATTTTGATAACGTAATTTTTGCAGAACAATTTGTTTTACAATATGTTCTTTCTGCAATTTCAACTGTAGGTGGAGTTCTTTATGCAGATGTAACTCTGTTAACAAGAGCAGATGCCTCATTTACAGGAAATATAACTGCTGGTAGCAACACTATAAGCAACGTATCTTCTTTTTTAAATGTGGCTGTGGGACAAAAAGTGGCAGTAGATTCAGGAACAGTAACCATTACCCCTGGGACAACCATTTCGTCATTTAATTCGGGCGCTGGAACTATAACCCTCTCTGCAAATGCGGGAGGCAGTGGTTCCACTACAGGTGCTTCTTTGTGGACATCTTCTATATCTACAACAGGAGTTAATAATGTTCAGTGTGCAACTAATGAAATTCCTAAAGCAGGAGTAATTACAATTACACCTGTTGGTGGAATTACGAGTTAAGGATAAATATGCCAGCCTCATACCCAAATTCCGTTAAAACGTTTACTCCAAAGGTAAACGTTGTAGATTTAATCCAAGCCGCTGACCCAAACTCCTTGTTTGATGAAGTCACTGCTATTGAATCAGTTATTGGAACTACCCCTTCTGTAGCTACTGCTGCTACTACCTCTGGTTGGGCAAACACTGCTACAGATTACACAACACTTAATGGTCGTCTTGCAAATATAGAAAAAGGAATTGTTGCGGACACACATACCCAATACGTTAAAATTGCAGGTGGTAGCACAATAGTTTCTAGTGGAACTTCTGTTAAAGGCCTTGTTGTAAAAGGCGCATCTGGTCAAACAGCTAACTTACAAGAGTGGCAAGATTCTTCAGGAACAGTTGTTGCTTATGTAGATGCTTCAGGAAACTTTAGTGCTGTTAACGTTGCTGGAGGGGCTGAAGGCGGTTTTGCAGGAAGTTTACTTTTAGGTGGTATGTAATTGGCGAAGTATGGCATTGATTATTATGGAACAGCGTATTACGGGTCTAACACACTTGTAGACTTTAGTGCTGCTCCTTTTATTGCTAAGCCCGTTGATTATCAAGATATTTTATTAACTTGGACTGCTCCAACTGGAGATTGGGACTACCTTCGTTTAATTAGAAGTGCGTATGGATTTCCAATAACTGCAGACGATGGTGATGTTTTATTTGAAGATGAAAATGCGACAACTCGCGTATCTTACGTAGATACTGGAGCTGTTCCAAACAATATTGGACTAAAAGAAGGAAAACCTTACTATTATAGTATTTTTGTAAGGGAGACTACGTTCTCTTCTTGGAAACCAGCAGGAAATGCTATTGGTATTTCTATAAAAAACTATAATACTTTAAACTCTATGTATAACTATTTGCCAACTATATTAACTTCTCAAGTCCCTTATGATGCTTCTGTTGAAAGAACAAATGATGTATTAGAACGTTTTCTTAAACTATTTGCACTTAACTTAGACTTGTATAAAAGTCAAACAGAAAACATAATTAATAGATATAACATTATTGATTTAAATGGCGCACTCATACCTGTTTTTATGAGAGAGTTTGGTTTACGATACGAACCTGAGCTTGGCTTAAAACAATCAAAAATACTTTTAAATAATGCTGTTCGTCTATATAAAAATAAAGGTAGTAAACAAGGACTTGAAGAATATGTAAAAGCTTACGCTGGCTATGACAATGTTATTTCTATGGGTAAAAATTTAATTCTTGACCAGAATGACTCCTCTTTTGAACAATCTATTGGGTCGTGGACACCTGATTCAAGCTGTTTGCTTTCACGGCATTTAAAAACAGCTAGTCCAACCATAACCCCTTATAACGAAGTTACGGCTCAATCTAATTTTCCAAACTTGCAAGGAGCAGTCCTTAAAGTAACTTCTGTTGCTGGTGGAGCTTTAGAATTTTATTTATCTGGAGACACCCCAATACATTATGGAATTCCTGTGACAGCAGGCTCTGCATACACATTTAGCGTTTATTCTAAAGCTGGAACTACCATTCGTGGAGTTAGGGCGCAACTTTATTGGTATAGCAAAACTGGGGCATTAATATCTGCAGCAACAATTGGCAGCTCTGTAAACAACTCTACATCTACTTGGACAAGGGTATCAACCACAGCAACTGCGCCAGCAACTGCTTACTTCTGTGTTCCTTATATTAAAATAGCTGGGACTTCAACTTCAGAAACTCATTACTTTGATGCTGCCCAGTTTGAATTAGGCTCTTCAGCTACAAATTTTCAAGACGCAAGACAGATAGAAATAACTTTAATTGCAAATAGAATTAATGAAATTTTAAATCCAAACTTTGAAGTCTCTACTGACCATTGGACAGCAACTAACGCTACAACTATATTAAACACAGATGAGTTAGTCCCAGATGTTGGTTCCGTAGTTGTTAGCGCGGGCGCTATGGAAATATATGCTTCTGCTGCTGGGTTGGTTACTTTAACTTCTGATGCAATGCCTGTTTTATCTGGTAATGATTACACTTTTAGTATCTATTGCGCCGCTATATACCCTGTAGGTGGAACTAAAGCCGTAGTTCCGTATATTAAATGGTATAACTCAAGTGGCGGGTTAATTTCTACAGCAACAGGTAGTTCTGTAACTGCAACTAACAGCTTTGTTCGTGCATACATAACTTCTAAAGCGCCTACAAATGCAGTAAATGCAACTGTTGGTATTACTTGGACAGCCACAGCAGCTGGCAGTGAACTAACTGGAAATGAAGTCAGTGTTGATGCTGCTTTATTTGAAAAGTCTTCCTTCCTTAACTCTTACTTTGATGGTAGTAACGGAGTAGCAAGCCTCACAGACTTATTTTGGGAAGGTAATACCCCAAACAATGGAAGAAGCCATTACTACAAAAACCGCTTCTCTGTGCAAAGCCGTCTAGTCTCTACTATCCCAAATTGGATAAATTTAGGCAGCACTTTTGAGCTGTTCTTTGCCCAACCAGATTAGTAGTAATATATACCTATGTTTAATCTATTACTTGTAGGTATGTTTACGGCATTTTTTATATCTCTTTTAGGGCCACTTAGAAGTTTTCTTTCTATTATGGTTAGCTCAATAGCGGTAAACGCAACTTTTGCTATATTTTTTTCGGCCCTTGCTACGTTCTTACTAGAACCCGAATTTAACTCAAGAACAGTTGTTAAGGTCTTTGCGGGTTCTTTTTTTGGGCCTTTCCTGGTAATCATTATTGAAAGAATAAGCACCTACCAAGCTGCTGTAATTAGAGCTGTTGGTCAAGAGAGATAAAGTGTGTATGCTGACGCCCCAATAACAAGGAGGGGTAATGTCAGACAAATATTTTGTTTTGGTTGCTGGCAATGGTGAAAGTAGTAGGGCAAATACTGAAGCCCTTATGGAAGACCACTATTACGCAAAAGGTGCAGATGGAACGTTAGTTCTTTCTTATGAAAAGCAACCGACTAAGAGCCAAATTTTTGCCGCCCAATACGCTAAAGAAAATAACAAAGAGCTAATGGTCTTTTGCCATGAAGATGCTCAGACCACTGGAATTCCTGGAGCGTCTCAATCGGCTTCTAACCAGCCTACGCAAGACGCTGTGGAGTTTCTTAAAGGCCAAGATGCGACTGCGTTCTTACTATGGGCAGAGGAGGACGTAGACGTTCTAGCAGCCTGTATAAACGCTGGCATACCAGCGTTTAATCTTTGCGACGGGTTAGTTCCATTAAATGAAATTTCCGCCCCTAAGCCACCTAAGGTTGTAGAGGTAGTAAAAGAACCAATAGAGCAAATGGAGTTTGACCTGATAGGGTCTATAGAAGCTATCCATAAAGAACTTGGCAAGTTTCTAGAAAAGGCTAAAAGCAGTAAATGAAAAAACTTTCTCTAAGGGCTAGAGCAGTCCTGTTTTACTTTGCCAACAGTGACATGTCAATTAGCGCCGATAGGCTGTCTAAGGAAGTAGCTGAGGGCAGAGATGCAATACAAACCGCACTGAAAGAACTGCGAGACGTTGGATACATTTTAACCCGTAAAGAACGGGTTGGAAACCGCGTTGTGACTGTAAGTTATGTGACTGAAAAGGGTTTTCTGGAGGCGGGTTCCTGGGGCCTGAAAATCCCCCGTCAGATACAACAGAGTGTGCAGAATAGCACAATACAAGTATTAGCTAATTCTGCTATAAATATAAAAAGAGTAACAATCGGCGAGCGATTGGGAGACCTTGTGGGATATGATTTTTTTGAAAAGACTTCTAATTTAGAAGCTCTTGAGCGAGAAGCCGAGCGCGTAAAGTCGCAGGACCATAAACGTCAAGAATACAACGACGCAAAAATGCGGCATCACGAAATGCTAGCTAACAGCAAAGAGAACCGTGAGGTCAAGGATTGGACTGTCAAAGATTCCGTCATAGAGTTTGCTACTAAGATGGGTCAACGTTGGGATATTAAACCTTGGAATATGGCTGGCTCTAGATTTTTTGAGGCTTTAGGTGCTTCTCGTAAAAAATACAACACTAACGGAGTTATAGAGCAGGAGATGATTAACCTGTTCTTTACTCAATTGGCTGTTAACAAAGAGAGCGATGGAGATAAACTTTGGAAATTATTTATTGCCCGTTTTTCAGAACTCGCTACTCAAGCTAAAGTTCGAGTAAATTCCCCTGAAGACCTAGAGACTGCTCAAGTTCAAGCAGATGAGTCTTTATCTAAGTTCCGTGCTAGAAGGGGTGGTAAAAGTGTTTGAGTTAAAAGACTTTGATAAAAAGGTTAGGCGCCGTGCTTGGCTCCAAACAGCAGGTATTCCTAAGAACCGTTTTGGGTGGACCTTAGCCGACTGTGTAGACACCTCTAAAACGGTTTTGGAGGCGATTTCAGAGTGGTTTGAGGCTGTGCGTGAAGGTCAGATAGTCCAAGCAATTAAAGACCCTGATTGCGGTCGTGGAATCCTTTTTTACGGAGAACCAGGAAGGGGTAAAACTACCCTTGCTTTAGCCATAATTCAAGAGATGATGACTGAGTTTCCTTTAGAGGCTTTTGGTTCGACTAATAATGGTGTTTTAGTGCGCCCTTGTTATTTTTCTACCTTTAACGGGGTTTTAGATTTAAAGGGGCGATTAATGGAAGAGCATACAGAGGCTGAAGAAACTCTTTACCTAGGTATGCTGGGAGACTGCAGGGACCCTGCGTATAACATTCGGGTATTAATAATTGATGATGTAGGTAAAGAACACACAAGTTTGTCAGGTTGGCAAAAAAATATGCTTCATCACGTTTTGCGAACTAGGTTTAATAACGGACTTCCTACTATTGTTACTAGTAATATTTCAAGAGACAACTGGGCAGCTTCTTATGGAGACGCTACGGGAAGTTTTATTAAAGAAGCGTTTTTATACATCCCTGTTATAGGAAACAAGGACTTAAGATAATGGAGGAAACATTGAGCACCGAAGTAAAACTTGTTCAAGTGTTTCTAAACGATACTCAAGTTCCTGGACCAAGTATTTTTGAAGTTTCTATTACTGATGAAGGCAGGGTAGTTTGTAACTGTCCAGGATTTAAAGGGCGTTATTCTTGCAAACATTCTAAAGTAGTAGTTAGCCGTATGGAACTTAATAACGGGGTATATGTTCCAGAGTTGTCTCCAGATGTAACT